AGGATATGAAATTAACGCTTCGACTAAAACGATGGATTTCAAAGATTCTTCTAACATTTTTTATGGTGGCTCAAGAAGTTTCACGACTGGCATCGATTATTCTTACCTTGTAATCAGTGACTATTTAACTCTTGCAGATTACACCTTAGGCGCTGAAATGATTGCCTCTAATGAGATTTATTTAAAGTTAAATGGTAACTATTATCCTATAGTATTTACTGGGACTACATGGCAAGAAAAGAATCAGTCTTCAGATAAGATTTTCAATTATGAATTGAACTTTAATTTAGGCATTAAACAGTTTAGCCAGTTTAAATAATGATAACAGAAATCCTTTTAGAAAATAGCCGGCTAGATATTTACGAAGATATTGGTCTGGAATTAAACCTGGCAATTGATGACATTAAAGACTTTAGCTCTAGAAATACAACTTATTCAAAAACGATTACGGTTCCTGGCAACGCTAATAATAATAAAATCTTTGGTCATATTTATAGCCTTACTAGCGCTAATAATCTCGGAGTGCCTAATGATAGCCCAAGCGTCGGTTATAATTTTGATCCGACTAAGCAAACGAATGCAAAGATATTTGTAAACAAGATCCAGGTATTTAAGGGAGTTCTGCGCTTGCTTGAAATAAAGATTGTAAGAGGTCAAATAGAATACGAATGTGCAGTATTTGGAGAGCTAGGCGGTTTCGCCTCCGCGATTGCAAATAAGACGCTACAAGATCAAGAGTTCTCTAATCACTTCCAGCAATATAACCAGGCATGGAATGACACAAATATAGTAAATTCATGGGATGCCTCAGGAACTGGAATTGTTTATCCCTTAATTGACTACGGACTTTGCAAGCATCCAGCTACTGGATCGGGAAATGATTATCATATGGATGCTTTTAGGCCAGCATTCTTTGTGAATGAAATCATGAAGAAAATAATTGATTTTTCTGGCTATACTTATTCAAGTGATTTCTTTAATACGGCCTTTTTTAAATCATTAATTATACCAAATAATTTTGCAAACCTTGAGCAGGTAGTCTCAAATCTATTAAACGCAGATGCGACTAATGTGACTATTACCGGCACTGATCAATTATTGACGTTTACTTCTTCAAATCTTAATCTGTTTACTGTTTCCAGTAATACGACGTTTACTTTTACCGGTACTTCTGGAACTCTTGGAGTTTTTCAATTACAAGGTTATGGAACTATTCGATCGACAGTACCGGTAAGTGTAAGAGTTTTACAAAATAGTACAATTATAGGATCACAAACTATAGGATCCAGTAATAATCAGACTACTTATTTTAGTATTAATCTAAACATTAATGCTACCTTAACAAATTTGGATCAAATTAAAATCCAAATAGTTAATACTTCTGGTGGTTCAGCTTACACGTTTGTTTCAAGTTATTTAAATTTTGAGTTTAATTCTGAAAGCTTAATTCCACTCCAGGCTACCTTTAACGGAAACCTTGTAATGCCAAACTTATTACCTAAAGGTATTCTTCAAAAGGATTTTTTTATATCGATTTGTAGAATGTTTAACCTTTATGTTTATGAGGATAAGTCAAAGGACAAGCATATAATGATTGAACCTTTTATCGATTTTTACGATATAGGTGGAGGCTATGTAAAGCTTGATGATTTCGGAGATTTGCTTCTTCATGGGGAACCAGGCGATAGCACTGGACTTGTTTTATTAGAAGATCCAGTGTCAAACGCCATTGATTGGTCGGACAAAGTAGACTATTCCCAGGATATTAGTATCAAGCCAATGAGCGAATTAAATGCTAGATTCTACGATTTTCAATATACTGAGGATGATGACTTTTATAATGAAGCTTACAATAAGAAGTATTCTGAAAGCTACGGAGATCGCAAAGAGGATACTGGTTTTGAGTTTACTAATGACAGAACAAATATAGATATTATATTTAGCCCTTCTGTATTGGTTAAAAGATTTGGAGATGATAAACTAGCCGCGTCTATTTTAGATAAATCTGATCAAGTAGAAGAAAGACGAGATAGTAATATGAGGATTATGCAATTTAAAAAAGTTACTGGAGTAAATTCTTGGAGATTAAAGGAACCTACAGCGCAAGGTAGTGGCAATGTAGGATCAGCGCTAACTGCCTATGGATTTGCTGGTCACTTAAATCATCCAACTACTCCGACAACTGATATTAATTTTGGAGTTCCTAAAGAATTACTTTTTAGTTTATCTGTTCAATACCCTAGCGCTAATCTATTTACTTCTTTCTGGGGCGATTATTTGGCAGAGATTATTGCCAAAGATAGCAAGCTCCTTTCTTGCTATTTATATTTAGATCTGCAAGATATCTACTCGCTAGACTTTGCTAGACTAATCTTAATAGATGGCGCACTTTGGAGGCTAAATAAGGTAAATGATTTTAATCCTAGCGTTCCAAAAACTACCCAGGTAGAATTGCTAAGAGTAATCGAATTAACATACGCATAATGGCAGTAAACGAAACAGTAGGAATAAATCTAGTAGCAGACACAAAGAGTCTGAGAGGACAACTTCGTGAGGCTACTCAGGAATTAGCAAGATTACAAAATACAGCTGGAGCCTCCGCTGCTGAGATAGCAAACGCTGCCAGAAGAGCTGCTGAATTAAAAGATCGTATCGGAGATGCTAAAGCAACTATCGAAGCTTTTGATCCAGATGCTAAATTTAAGGCGTTTGGTCAATCAATCCAAGGTGTAGCTGGTGCTTTTGCTGCAACCCAGGGAGCGCTTGCACTTGTAGGAGTAGAATCTGCTGAGGTAGAAAAGCAACTCTTAAAAGTCCAGGGAGCTTTAGCCCTATCTGAAGGACTTAATACGGTTCTTTCGTCGATCGATGGATTTAAAAACTTAGGTTTAGTTATAAAGACCAACGTAATAGGGGCCTTTACTAGCTTAAAAGCTGCGGCAGTTACTGCATTTACCACTATCAGAGGTGCATTAATTGCCACTGGAGTGGGTGCTTTTGCTATTGCTTTGGGTTTAATTGTGTCAAACTTTGATGCGATTAAGGAGGCGGTTCTTAGAGTTGTACCAGGTCTAGCTAATGTAGGCAAGATATTTACTGGAATAGTGGAGAAAGTTACTGATTTTGTAGGTATTACAAATGAAGCAGAAAGATCTCTTGATAAATTTACTAAAACTTCAGCTAGAAAAAAGGAAGGTTTAGAAGCAGAGCTTAAAGTTTTGGAAGCAGCAGGAGCTAGCGAAAAGGCTTTGTCAGATAAACGCAAAGAAATAGTAAACTCTGATTTAAATGTTTTACGTCTAAAACTAAAAACAACTGGAGAGCTAAGCACTGAAGAATTCAAGAAATTTAGAGAGCTTAAAAATGAGCTTACGGTAATTGATATTAAATACAATAAATCAATTACAGACGCAAATAATAAAAAGAATGAGGAGTTAGCAAAACAGAATAAGGAGGCTAAGGATAAGGCAGACGCTGAGGCTAAGAAAGCAAAGGAGGAGGCTGACAAGAAAGCAGAGGAGGAAGCTAAGGAGAGAAGAAAAAATCAACAAAGAATCGCTTCTGAAGATGAGGAAATCGCAAATAGAAACGCGGATAAATTCTTAACTGATCGCCAGAAAGAAGAGGAAGCAGTTCAGGCTAAATACACAAAGCAATTAGAGGACAGAATTAAATTTGGAGGAGATGAGGCAGTAATTGAGGAGGCTAGGAATGAGGGTTTACAAATAATTAAGGATAAGTACGATCAATTAGAACTTCAAAAGCTTTCAGATAAAACAGAAGAAACAGTTCAGATAATTAAGAAAGGGGAAGAGGATCAAACTAAATCTTCAAAAGCCGAGACTGATAAAAGAATAAAACTAGGCGAAGCAGAAAAACAAGCTAAATTAAATAATTTAAAAGCAGCTTCAGACGTATTTGGTGCATTAGCAGGATTAGCAGAGCAAGGAACTGCTACGCAGAAGGCTCTTTCTTTGGCTCAGATTGCTTTAAATACCGGAATTGCTATTGCTAACTTGACAGCAACTACTTCAGCTCCTACGCCTGACAACTTAGCCACTGGAGGTATATCTGGATTTGCTAAATATGCAGCAGGAATTATCACAATTTTGGCAAACGTAGCGCAAGCAAAATCAATCATTGACTCGGTTCCTGGTGGCGGTGGTGGATCATCTGCATCGATGTCAATGCCAAGCGCAGGACCTGGCGCTCCGATAGCTCCAAGAGCAGCGGAACCTACTGCCACTACATTAGATCAACAATCTTTAAATTCAATTAATAATGTGGTTACTAGGGCTTATGTAGTCGAGAGCGATATTACTGGATCACAGAAAAGAATTGAACGTATCGAGAAAGCTTCTAGATTTTAAACAAAAAAACCGGCTCTAAAAAGAAACCGGCTTTTTTTGATTGTTAAAGGCATTACAAATATAAGAATAGATTTTGATAAAAAAAATATAAAGCATGAATTTACCTATTTATTTACTAGAGATTAATGAGGACCTAGCAGATGGTTCAGAAGTGGACTTTGTCGCTTTGGTAGACAAGCCTGCAATCGAAAGAAACTTTCTTCGTTTCAAAGAAGATCGTTTAAATTTTGAGATTCAAGACGAAGAGCGTCGCATTATCTCTGGTCCTATCATGCTAGCAGATACACCGATTTATCGTAATGATAATGGCCAGGAGTATTTTGTCTCATTCCCTAAAGACACGATTTACAAGATCGTTAAAAAAATGTTTCAGAAGGGATACACTTCAAACGTCAATTTAATGCACGATCCTAACCAGGTAGTCGATGGCGTGACGATGTTTGAAATTTGGATCACAGATGAGTCTAGAGGAATCAAACCTATGAAAGGTTTTGAGGATGCTCCAGATGGCTCAGCCTTTGCCTCTTATTCGATCGATAATGACGAGGTATGGGGAAAGGTTAAGACTGGAGAATTTAAAGGCTTTAGCGTCGAAGGATTATTTAACTACAAGAAACAGCCTGGCGATATGATAAAAGAAGAAAAGCTTTGGTCTGAAATCGCTCAGATTTTGCAAGAATGTAAATTTTAAAGTATAAACTTTTTTGCTTATATCTATTTATAAACGAGTAATAAAATAAAACTAAACATGACAGTAAAAGAAGGAATCGAAAAAATCCGCTTGATGTTAGCTTCAGAAAATGAAGCGCCTCAGATGGAGACTAGCGAAGAATCTGCACCGGCTACTCAATTAACTTTTGAAACTTACGATCTTAAAGATGGATCGAAGATTGACTTAAGTGGATTAGAGATTGGCGCTGTAGCGATGCTAGTAGATGAAAGCGGAAACGCTTCTCCTGCTCCAGATGGTGAGCATGAGCTAGTGGATGGCACTATGGTTACAACCGTAGGAGGTAAAGTAGAAGGCATTGAGACACCTCAAGCAGAAATGGAGCCTATTGAAATGCCAGAGGAAGAAATTCCAATGGAAGAAGACAAGTTCCAGGTAATTGATGGCACTATCGAAAACTTAAAAGCAGAGAACGAAGCTTTAAAAGCTAAGATCGCATCTATCGAGGGAAAATTCTCTCAAGCAATCAACGATTTATCTGATGTAGTTTTAGGTTTGGCTTCAACTCCAGGCGCTAGTCCTATCCAGGCACCAAAAAATTCTTTCTCCAGAGTTGAGAAAAGAGAAGAAAAAATCGAGAGATTTTTAAACAAAGTAAAAAATTTAAAATAACAATTTAAAAAACAAAAAAGATGGCATTTGTAGTATCTTCATTGGCTAATTATACAGAAGAGAACGCTACCCAATTAGTAGCTTCATCTGTATTAGGTGCAAAAACAATCTCTTTGATCAAGGATCAAGGAAACGTAATGTTAGGCGTTAAGTCTGCTGAAACGGTTAATATCATGGACACAGACGCATTCTTCCAAGATGGTTCATCTTGCGGATTCAACGCTTCTGGTACAACTACTTTCACACAGCGTACATTAACTGTTGGAAAGATTAAAGTAAACGAGGCACTTTGCCCGAAAGATTTAGAATCGAAGTATTTACAGAAGGCATTGCCAGCTGGTTCATCTTATGATTCTATTGTGTTCGCTGCTGAGTACTCACAACGTAAGGCTGACAAGATCGCTGCTCAATTAGAGACCGCTGCTTGGCAAGGAGATACTGCTTCAGCAAACGGAAACTTGAACAAGTTTGACGGTTTCGCTAAGTTAGTAGCTGCTGCTTCTGCTTCAGTAATCCACGCAAATACGACTACTTACTACGGTACTCCTTTAGCTGCTTCTGCTGGTATCACTACTTCTAACGTGATCAACGTAATCGATGCAGTTTATAAGGCGTTACCTGCTGAGATCGTAGCTAAGGACGACGTTTCTATCTTTGTAGGAATGGACGTATTCCGTACTTACACAATTGCTTTAAAGAACGCGAACTTATTCGCTTATAACTTTGATGGCAAGGCTGATTCTGAGTTAATGCTTCCAGGTACAACTGTGAAAGTAATTGCAGTACAAGGTTTGAACGGAACTTCAAAGATCTATGGTGGTCGCGTTTCTAACATGTTCTTTGGAACTGACTTATTAGATGAGCAAGAGCGTTTCGAATTGTTCTATGCTAAAGAAGCAGATCAAGTTCGTTTCGTAGCTGAGTTCAAGGCTGGCGTTCAAATCGCTTTCCCTGCTGAGATGGTTGATTTTATCTTAGCTTAATTCTTACAAATAAGTTCGGGGAGATCCATTGGATTGGACTCCCCTAATTTTAACCTTTTAAATTTAAAATTATGCCATGCGCTTTAACTCAGGGTTATGCCCTAGATTGTAGAGATTCATTAGGCGGAATCACTGAAGTTTACTTCATTGAAAAGGGAAACGTAACTAGCACAACAGAAGCAAGCGGAATTATTACTGCTATAACTAAAGCAGCAAGTAAGGTTTTTAGAAAATATGAATTAGTTCCTGGAACTTCTTCTTTGACTGAAAACGTGAACGCAAACGTGCAAAACGGAACCGTATTCTACGCTCAAGAATTATCAATCATTCTTAACAAATTGCAGGCTAACACTAGAAATGAAATTCTTTTATTAGCTCAGAATACTTTGGTCGCTGTCGTAGGCGATAATAATGGGAAGTATTGGTATTTAGGTAAGGTTTCTGGCATCAATTTGTCAGGCGGTAACGGTGCAACCGGTACGGCTAATGGAGATCGTTCTGGATATACATTAACTTTCTCAGCTTCTGAAAAGGCTTTGGCTCCAGAAGTAGCAAGCGGAATTATTGCAGGTTTAACAGCCTAATAAGACAGTCGTTTGGTTAGACGTGGGGGAGGGCGAAAGCCCTCTCTTTTTTTTGTATTATAAATATAATCTTCTTTGCTATTTATTATCGATGATTCACTTAACTAAAGGACAAACGACTAAAATAATAGTGACGCTTAAGGAGAAGCAAACTCTTTCAGCGCCTAATTATTTATTCTTTTTTAAGTCTAGATCTACAGATAAGACAAAGGCTTTTGTTATTTTAAATAACGCAGATCTTTCTAATTATAAAGACAGATTTAACGCTTTTAACATCGTTACAAATAGTCATTTTTCTAATTATGACAGCGGAGAATACACTTACGCTATTTACGAGCAGACATCAACGACAAATTTAATACCTGCAAATGCAACTGGATTGCTAGAAGTGGGGCAAATGTCGCTTAAAAATGCGACAGAATTTGAGTTTACGACTTACAACCAGACGAATAATACTTTTATAGTGCGCGATATATGAGCAATAATACAAACTTCCTTAATGTACTTACCTTTGCGGAGGCTAGACAACCAGAATACACTGAGAAAAAAGGCGAAAATGGTGGTTATATTGAGTTCGGAAAAAAGAATGATTACCCCAATTACCTTGTAGATCTGTTTAGTAAGTCAGCTAAGCACAACGCGATCATAAAAAGTAAGGTAAACTACATCACTGGAAATGGTTTTAAGCCCATTGATGAATCAGATATTGCAGCTCAGGAGTTTATTGATAAGCCAAATCCTTTTGAATCATTAAATGACATCTTAAAAAAGGTATCTACAGACGTAGAATTATTTGGAGGTGCTTATCTTCAAGTTATTTGGAGCCAGGTAGCTGGTCAAGTTTCGGAGATTTATCACTTAGATTATACAAAGGTTCGTACAAATGAAGATAATACGCAGTTCTGGTATTCAGAAAACTGGCTAGACAATAAATACAAGCGCGATATTTACAACGCCTTTAACGATAAGCTTCCAGTAGGAACTCAGATTTTATATCTTAAAGAATATCGTCCAAATCTTTCTGCTTACTCTTTGCCTGGTTACTTAGGGGCCTTGAATTATATTGAGTCAGACATCGAAGTTTCCAAACACGTTTTAGGTAATGCACAAACTGGCTTCAGTGCTTCCAAATTAATCACGCTACCAAACGGAGAGCCACAAGACGAAGAGAAACGCCAGGTAGAAAGAAAATTCACTGATCGATTCTCAGGATCCGACGGAAAGAAGTTCATTTTATCCTTTGTGAATGACGCTTCTAGAAAGCCAATCATTGAGGACCTAGGTGCTTCTGATATAACTAAGGAGGATTTCGCAAACGTCGATAAAATCATTGAGAAAAACGTATACGCTGGACACCAGATTACATCTCCAGATTTATTTGGTATTGCAACGCCAGGCCAATTAGGATCACGCCAGCAAATGCGCGATTCTTACGAGATCTTTAAAAACACTTACGTCAATGATAAGCAAATATATCAGGAACAAGTATTCAGTTTACTTGCCAAATTACGCGGTGCTATCGATGGGCTACAAATAATTCCAGTTGAGCCTATTGGCATGGAGTTTTCTGAGGCTACGATCGCTCAGAATTTAACTAAAGACGAGATTCGCGAAAAACTAGGTGCGCCTAAATTGGAGCCTAAGACTTCAGGTAACTCTCAAGATGTTATCGACGCAATCAATAGTTTATCTCCATTGGTGGCAAATAAAGTACTCGAGTCAATGACTCCAAACGAGATCAGGGCTTTAGTAGGTTTAGTACAAGAGCAAGGAGGCGGAGAGCTTGAAGGCGTCGCTCCTTCTGCCACCACTTTAAGATTCAGCGAGGATGATGTGATTGACATCTTTAATCAGTTTGGAGAGTCAAAAGAAAATTATTCCATATTTCGCACTAGAGACACGTTCTCTGCTTCGCCTAATGACTTAGAGGAGGCAATGAATTTAGACTTTGCTACGCAAGAATTGACACGTCTAGAGGCAAACGTGTTAGACTTAATCCAGAAGGATAAGAGAATCACGCCAGAGATTATCGCTGGAACTATTAAGACGGACCTAGGGATCATTAATAAAATCATGGACTCTTTAGAGGAGCGCGGTTTAATTAAGTCCACAAATGTAAGGGGAAACGTGGAGAGAATCTTGACATCTCCCCTATCTGAGATCACTGATACTAAGCCATCAACTAGAAGCTTTATGGTCCGCTATTCTTACGAATGGAGATCATCGATTCCAGCTGGACAAAGAAATACTTCATCGAATCCAAGCAGACCATTCTGTGCTAGATTGATGCAATTAGATAAGCTTTACACCAGGGCAGAAATTGAAGCGATCAGCTTGCGACTAGGTTATTCAGTATTTGATCGTCGAGGTGGATGGTGGACGATGCCGAATGGAGAACACTCTCCATCTTGCAGACATGTATGGGCTTCTCAAGTGGTAATTAAAAAAGGATAAGGAATGAAAAATATCTGCTTTATAAACGTAAACACGATCAAGGAAAGATCTGCTCTTCACACTAATGTGGATGACAAATTAATCCTTCCAGAAATCCTTACAGCGCAGGACATGTATTTGCTTCCTGCTTTGGGTACGGCTTTGTACAATCGTCTCCAGACTGGAATTGAAAATAATAATTTGACAGCGGACGAGGTAGATTTATTAGATAATTTCATCACAAATCCATTGGTTTATTTTACACTTTCAGAGCTTCCGGTGGGATTGTCTTATCAATTCTATAATAAAGGTTTAGTTCGTAAGACCAGCGATAATACAGATCAGCCTAATATGCAGGATCTTATCGATGTGGCTTCTAGATATAGAACTCGCGCAGAGTTTTACACTCAGCGATTGATCAAGCATTTAAAGCAGGTTTCTTCAACTACTAATAAATTCCAGGAATACGTTAATTACGGCACTGGTGTTGATATTGTAAAGCCAGAGCGTGACGCTTATCAGGCTTCTATTTGGTTAGGAGATGATTATGATTGCAAACCGATAAGCTTTGAGGAAAGATACCAGGGAGAAAACGGGATCTGTTAAATAATAAGGCCATGCCGAAAGCTTATAGCACAAAGAATATAAAGAAATTAGAAGTTTACCTAGCGACTCAACAAAATGGCAATCAGACAGCTGACATTAAATCAAACGATAAAGCTAATAAGTGACATCGCTTCCTCGCATGAGCAGATTAATACTGTTTTCTTTGGGGATGTTTGGGAGTTTTTAGCACAAACCGATAATGTTTATCCTGCGATGTTCTACTCGCTGACTGGATCTTCTATTGCAGCTAAGGAGCTGACCATGAATTTTTCCTTATTCTTCATGGATCGTCAATTACAAGACGAGTCCAACGAGAATGATGTGCTATCTGATCAACTTTTAATCGCTCAAGATATAGTTTCGATGCTTCGCTTTCCCAAATTTGACTGGGACATTGGCGATAATGTGACGCTTGAATTTTTTACCGAAAACGAGAAAGACTATTTAGCAGGAGTAAAGGCAGA